AAGATTTGCTAAGGGAGAAATACTTGATGCAATCGGCGAAGATAGAGATACAGCAAGATTAGAAGCACAGAAAGCTACTGTAACTATAAGATTTACACTTTCATCTGTAAGGGCTGAAAATATTATAATTCCATCTGGAACTAAAGTCACACCAGATGGTTTATTGTTTTTTGAGACTACAGCTGAAAACATTATATATGCAGGAAATACATATAAAGACATTGTATGCTCTGCAACTGTAGCAGGAACAAAGCATAACGATTTAATAGCTGGTCAAATAAATACTCTTACAGAACCCATAGCATTTGTCTCTTCAGTATCTAACACAACAACGAGCAGTGGTGGAAGCGAAAGAGAATTAGATGATAATGGGATTGATGTGTGGAGTGGTTACAGATTAAGAATAAGGTTAGCAAAAGCTAAAATATCAACTGCAGGTCATGAACTAGGATATATTTATTATGCTGAATCAGCTGATCCAAACATAGAAGATGTTTCGGTAACTTCACCAAGCGCTAATGAAATACTTATTACAGTATTGATGAATGACGGAGAACTTCCAACACAAGATATATTAGATAAGGTTTTAGCGGCATGTTCGCCTAAAAAAGTAAGGCCTTTAACAGATCATGTAACTGCAAGTGCTCCTACTGTTGTAAATTATAATATTACAGCAACTTATTTTATAAGTCCTGACAATGCATCCCAAGTATCTAATATAACGGCAGCTGTAAATAATGCAATTGAGGAATATAAAAAGTGGCAAGGGACGAAAATCGGAAGGGATGTTAATCCTGATGAATTAAGGAAGCTAATGTTTAATGCAGGTGCAAGCATTGTAGATTTAACATATCCGGCATTTACCATTTTAAGCGAAACAGAAGTAGCAAAAGTAGGAATAACAACAATAACATACGGCGGTCTTAAGTAGGTGAATATGATGAAATTAAAAGAAATTGATTTATTAAAGATTCAGACATCTTATATGAGGACTGATGAAACTAGTATTGCACTATGCAAAACATTAAATGCCGAACTTAACAAAATAGATCCTAGTAAATGCTTAATAATGTATAAAATTGACACATTATCAGAGGAAATTTTAGATGAGATTGCTATCTCAGAGAATATTTTTTGGTATGACTCTCAAGCAACTATTGAAATCAAAAGGGAGATAATCAAGAATGCTGATGAAGTGTTTACATATTTAGGAACTGCTTATTCTGTGGAAAGAGTTGTGGCAGACTACTTTGGAGATGGTGAAGTAGTTGAATGGTTTAACTATTCAGGAACACCAGGTCATTTTAAAATATACACATCAAATACAGATGCTACAGCTGCAATGGTTGAACAATTTTACAGAGCTATAGCGTTAATTAAAAGGAAGAGTGCTGTATTAGATGAAGTCGTTGTAAACATGGTCGAAAATTACAACTTAATAAATGGATTCGCCTTACATATTGGTGATTCTATGACATTACAACAAGTGGGGTGATATGTGTGAGTTTTAATAATATTAAATTTACAACTAAAGGTAGAAATCTTCATGCAAAGGCTCAGATAGGAGCTGCTTTAAATTTTACTAGAATAGCAATAGGTGATGGTGATAACGGTGGTGCTTCATCAGATGCTTATTCTGCTTTATTAAATCAGATTCACAGTATGAACATTACTAAATTAAAACCAACTAGTAATGGAACTGCAATAGTCGGAGGAGTATTTAATAACTCAGGTCTTCCGGCTTTTTATTTGCGAGAAATAGGTTTATTCACTATGGATCCTGATTTGGGGGAAATTCTTTATTGTTATGGCAATGCCGGAGCAAATGCAGAGCATATTCCTGAAGGTGGAGGCAGCACAATTCTTGAAAGAGAATTAAATATAATTGCAACTGTTGGTAATGCCACTAGTCTTACAGCGAATATTGATTACAGTATGTATGCGACAATGGAATTTGCTCAAAATGAAGTTGCAACACATGATACAAATGCTGAAGCTCATGCAGATATTCGGGAGCGTATTAACTCTTTAGGAGCATACGCAGTAGCAACTGGAACAAATAATTATATAGCTTCAATTGCAGGTATAACAGCATTAACAGAAGGTTTTGGTGTTAAAATTAAATTTACAAATGCAAACACTGGAGCGAGTACACTAAATATTAATAACTTTGGAGCTAAACAAATTTTAAAAGGAAATGGTAGTGCCCTAGCTAGTGGAAACATCAAAGCAGGACAAATATGCAACCTTGCTTATAATGGCCTAAATTTTCAGTTATTGGGTGAGGGAGGTGAATACGGAACAGCCCAAGCCCAACATGTCTTAGACAATTATACAATAGGAACTGAAAGTGGTTTGATAGAAGGTACCATGCCAAATAATGGACCAGCTGTAGCTGAGACAGTAAATCTTACAAATCATAATCAGGAGTACAGCATAGCACAAGGATCTCATTCCGGACTTAGAAAAATCAAGGCTGTTATAACTAATCTTGCAGCAGGGGTAATTAAAGCAGGTGTTACTGTCGGAGGCATCTTAGGAACTTTTACATCAGATGCTACTGCAACAGCAGCTCAAATGCTAGCTGGTGCTAAGGCTTATGTTAATGGAGTTTTGGTAACTGGTACAATACCGAGCAAAGGAGCTCAGACATACACTCCAGGAACAACAAATCAGGCAATAGCTGCAGGGCAATATTTAAGTGAAGCTCAAACTATTGTGGGAAGTCCGAACCTTGCAGCAGGAAATATAAAAAACGGTGTTAATATATTTGGGGTAGTTGGTAGTGTTATTGAGGGAAGAAGGGCGGCTACAGGCACTTTTACACCAACATCAACGCTTAAACTGTTTACTATGGTTAACAATTCGGTACGTCAAATGAATTTTGTTGAGGTTACTGGGCTATCTTTTAAACCGTCGATTGTTATAATACACGCTAGACACTTAACGACAGGCACAGAAGAACAAATGTGTTTTTATACGGAAAATCTAGGAGCCAATGTTATGTACCCAAAAACTGCTAAAGTAGGGGCTTTTTTATCGTACTATAATGAAGGCAATATGTCGACAGCTAATATTAAAGGGGACGTATCCCCTGCTTACGTTAATAATGGTGGCTTCTGTCTGCCAGTTATGACAATACTACCGACTACATGGATAGCAATTGAATAAAAGAAAGGAGCTATAAAATGAATAAGTTGAATAAGTATATACATATTGATAACACAGGTAAAAAAGTAGAAAGGGTACTCTCAATAATCAACGAAGAAGATATAGCATTTAACCCTACTGGGTTAACTTATATCCTGATAAATGACTACGTAGATCCACCTGAGCTAATAAGTTCACTTAGCAAAAACTACGCTATGTATGACAAGGTAAATAAGCAGTTTAAATGGGTTCAAATACAGTATCAAAACACAGCTACTGAAGAACTTCTTGAGATTGAAAACTTGAAAACAACAAATATGATCTTACAAAATGAATTGCAATCGGCTCAAGAAAACATAAATACACTGACTGAAGCATTAGCCGATATGATCGGAGGTGCTATTTAATGACTGATATACAAAAGAAAATAGTTATAGCAGGCATTAAAATCAAGTTAGCAAGAGGTGAGCTGCTGGAAGATATTCTTACTTCTTATGTAAAACTAAACGAAGATGAAAAGCAGGAATTTAGAACAGAACTGGAGGTAGTATAAAAAATGGCAACATATACTGAACTACTCGAAAAAGATTTTGCTAGACAGATAGAATTTTTAAACATAGAGAGATATCATGAACTTGGTTACAAAGGTAAGGGTATTACAATTTTGAATGCTGAAGGTGCAGGCGACCATAGAGAAATGACTTCTAAGGTTATAAGAGATTATGCTCCTGAGGTTACACTTTTAGAAAGCAATATATCTGCTAGAACAAGCGGAGACAAAGTTGTATATTGCAATGTGAATATAAATGGTGAAATTTTATCGTTAGAAGAGGCAATTGACAAGTACAATATTAAAATAATTACGAAGTCCTATTCGGGTTCAACATCGACTGCCCTTTTAAATTATTTTAAAGATTTACAGAAACGTAAAGGTGTAATTTTTTTCAATAGTGCTGGAAATGAAGGGTATGACAACGGTATGTGGGCAAAGAATGATACTGCTATTGTTGTAAGTGCTTCAACATTAAAAGAAAATGGGAATATTGAAATATCATATTATGGTTCGAAAGGTGAAGTAGATTTCACTTGTTTCATGGCAAAAGGTAGAGGAACTTCTGCAAGTGGACCTGCTTTGGCTAGTGAGACCGTCTTACTATTAAATAGATATGGAGATTTTACTCAAGTAGAGTGTGTTGAAATTCTCAAATCATTATGTGTTAGTTTAGGTGATAAAACTAAGTTTGGCTGGGGGTTACCTATATTACCATTGACAGATAAATTAGAAATACTAGAAAAAATGAGAGGAGCTGAAGAAATGCCTGATAAGCCAGAAACACCAATTACAACAAGATTTGCAGATGTTAATGAAACAGATTGGTTCTATGAAGATGTTAATTTCTGTGTAGAAAATGGATTGATGCAGGGGGATGGAGACGACACGTTTGAACCACAAAAGCCTGTCACAAGAGCTGAAGAAGCTGCAACTACAAGAAGAATCTATGAAAAAATTATGCAAAAGATAGAAGACAAAATATAGGGGTGAGTCATGGAAAAAATATGCGATGAAAGACATAAAGGGATAACAGAAAAACTCTCATTAACGGAAAGACGGCTTAATAATCACGGGGAAAGAATCGACAAATTAGAGCAAGGGCAGAGTGAATTTAGAGTTGAGATTAAAAATCTTTGTAAGGATATTCAAAATTTAACATCAATTCTTAAATGGTTTATAGGTCTTTTGGTAGGAAGCTACATAGCATTCTTTTTTTATGCAGTTCAACAAAAATTGTTTTAGGAGGTAGTTATGATAAAAGAGAAATTTTCAAAACTCATAGATGTAAAAAGTATTGTAACCATAACACTGGTAGTAACCTTAGTTATAATCATATTGGCACAGTTGAATATTCAAGACAATATATTCCAGCTTTTTAGCTCTGCGGTGATGCTGGTGCTGGGTTTTTTCTTTGGTAAAAAGGACTCTGGTGGTGATGTCAAGTGACTAAGATAATGATAGACCCCGGCCATGCGCCGGGTAATCCCAATAAAGGTCCTACTGGATACTATGAATATCAGGGAGTATGGAAAATATCTACATATTTAAAAGAGATCCTACAAGAAAAAGGCGTTCAGGCAGATTTCACACGTACCTGGGAGCAGGATCCGGAATTATACGCAAGAGGTCAGAAAGCCAAAGGATATGATTTATTTATTTCTGAACATACCAATGCAAATGATGGTAAAACAAGAGGGGTAGAGGTATTTTTTGACTACTCTAAACCATTAGACAAGGAATTTGCCGAAAAGTTAGCCGGCAATGTTGCTGCTGCTATTGGCAATCCGAACAGAGGAGCTAAGACAAGAACCTATATAGAAGGTGGTAAAACACTTAATTATTATGGTGTAATACGTGGAGCTGCAGCTACAGACTGCAAGCACATATTGTTGATTGAAAGCGGATTTCATGACAATGTACAAGATGAATCATTTCTGAAAGTGAATGAGAATTTAAGAAAGATTGCTCAAGCTCAGGCAGAGGTAATATTGGAAATGTTAGGGGTGAAGGATATTAATGTTGTTTTAAATCTAAAAGAAGATTGGTATTGGGCTATGTTGCTTGACAATTTGAAATTGTACAAGTCTAAAGGGTTTATTATAGGTGATGAGTGGGAAAAGAAAGTTAAGAATAGAACAATTACCACTGATGAGCTTGCATGGCTTAATAATGAGATTATAAGTAGAATAGTTGAGACTATGAAATAATAAACCTGGGTTAAACGCCCAGGTCTTTTTTTGTTTTTTTGACAAATTATGTAAAAATGATATAATTTAATAAAAAATGAGAGGTAATAAAATGGAACCATATATTGTATTTAATATTAAAGGGCTATGCGAACACACTGTTTTAGGAGAGGCAATATTTATACCAGAAAGTGACTCAGAAATAAGTAAAGTAGAGATATTGTGTAATGATAAAGATATTACAGGGATTAAATTGTTTTATAAAATAGATCAAAGCATTGACAGAAATAAGGCAGAAAATAAAATTAGACAATTTATTGCTAGTATTATATGTAATTTACAAGTAGTAGTTAAGGACTTTGATATTTCTATTGATAGTATTTTTAATCCTAATATGATTAGTGATAACAACAATTTATCAACTACGATTGAATTAGAAGATATGTATATTTCTAGTTCAATTATTGTGACAATGAATGCATCCCATTTTAAAAAGCTCTACGAAGCTAACGTGAAAGAAGAAATTAAGGAAGACATGAATTTGTTTTTAAATATTCAAAAAATCGACGATTTATATATTAGATACCTTGTACTATACGAATTGTTATTTAGATTAGTACCGAAAGATTCAATAAAAAATAAAAAAACACAAAAAGACGTATGTAATTATGTTAGAAACGTATATAATAAGGAAACGTTTAATGAAAAACTGGAATTTAGAAAAACTACAAAACTTGATTGTAATTATCAAGAAGATATTCTTACACACTACAGAAATATAATAGCACATAATAATTGTAAAATTGATAAAAGCTTTGCTGATAATTCAAATATTATAGTTCAGTATTGTAGATTAATTAATAAAGTTATTTATTTTTTATTGACAAATTAGGATTAATATTAAAAGAACTCTATAATCAACAGTTCTTCTTAGTGGCTTGTTTAAGAACCTAGATAAAGATGAAATTGAGGTTAACCAGGCGTAAATGTCTGGTATTTTTTTATTTTTTGGAAAAATTTTCATAAAAATGTATTGACAACAGCGTAACGCTATGTTATAATATATACATAAGGAGGTGAGAAATTGGGTAAGAAAAAAGGTAAAGAGAAGGAGCTTAAAATAATACTTATAACAGCAATAATCAACTTAATAATAGCACTTATCGGATTGATTAATAGACTGTTAGAAACATTTAAATAAGCTCCACAGAGGGGAGAAATCCCCTCAACCTTTTAATAAATTATAAATTATCTTGCCCATAATGTCAATGGATATACTAACCGTATCAGTAGTTTTAAATTTAATCGTTAGCGTGATATCATTGTTTTTCGACATAAGCATCATATTTAATATTATTGCTCTTATTTTGGCAGTAATAGCATTCATCATGGTTTTAAAGGAGAAAAAGAAAAGTGGAAAGTAAGCAAATAAAATTATCTCCGAAAAAGAATGGCTATGGTAATGTAACAAGCTATTCTATAAACATAGGTGTTAACGAAGCTCGACAGAGTGGTTTTATAAATGACGATGGCACTATGTTGTCTATTGAAAAAGTACTTGATTATGAAAACAAGCAAATAATTATTAAGTTAGCAGAATAGAACACATTCATTTAAACCAGGCTCAAAAATTTGCCTGGTTTTTTATTTTTTATAAAGGTACCATAAACTAGTCTTAACATCATATTTGAGTTCATATATAGAGCTACCTTTGTGTTGGCACACAAACATCAAGTTGTTGCTTCCAAAGTTATTATCATCGTAGATTTTTAATATCTTTTCTACCATGACCGGCTCATCCTCAAACCAAAATTTCACCGGCTCTATTTTGCCATCTTTATTAAAAATAGCCATAACCTTAATAGGTTCATTTAAAATTTTCATTATCATCACCTGGCACTATAATATCATAAATTTAGAAAAATACTATGTTTTTTTTAGCCATAAAATGCGATTTAAGCAAAGTTATTTTACTTGTCGAGTGTTAATACCTATTGATTTTTCAAAGAAAATAACTAATGCAACTTATATCTTTTATTACTAAACGGGTATGCCAAAGGCACTCCGCTTGGTGTCATCATGTCAAAGAAAATGTGCAATACACATCCAACCATAAGTCCCGTAGAAACAATATTTATGCCAAATGCAATTATACTTGAGTAAAATAATACTGTTATAAAAAATAAGCTATGAGTTAGAGTTCGATGCCCAACTTTTTTGTTTATAAATCTAGCTATAAATTTAATTTTACTTCCTAGTTTCGTGTTCTCCTTGTCTACATCAGGTAATAATGCACCAAAAGGAACGCATACAAAGTATATTATTCTTTCTGCTAATGTAAAATCTAATAATACTTGTATTAGCCAACCAACATATATAGCCCACCAAATATGTTCTCTGTATCCGAAAATAATCACCTTCTTTTTTTAAATTAGAATGTCCATCATGCTTAATTATTATTCTAGAATAATTTGTCGATAAATTTTATTCAACATTATACCAAAGCAGAATATATTGGTAATAAAGAGAGAGTGAGAAAAGAGGTGAAACGGTGGAAAAGAAAATATCACTAATGTTAGATGATGAAGTATTAAAAAAAGTTGATGAAAAAGCTAAAGAAAGTTTAAGAAGCAGAAGTAAATATGTTGAGTATGTTCTAAGAGAAAAAATCAAAGAAGATGAAAAGAAAGAACAATAAAAAGCTCCCCCGTCGCCTGCAAGCTAGAGGAGGAGCAAACACAGAAGTGTTTTTTATATTGTAACAAAATGCTGGTAATACTTTTGTCGAATGAAGGAGGTAAATATGGGTTTATTATATAAAGCATGTCAACATATAAGTTATGATGCATTAGAAATTGCAAGAGAAAAAGGAAAAGAAGTTGATAAACAAATGCAGAAAGCGAGACAGAATCAGAAATACAAAGAAGCAAGAGAAGGCATTGACTATAAAGCATTAGATAAGCATTGGGATGATTTGCTCGAGGAGTGCCATGATAAGTTCAATGGTAAAATTGTAAGTAAATGCCGTACGTCACTTCGTTGAGCTCGCTAACGCTCACTCACTTCGTTCCTACAAGTTATAAAATAACTTGTCCTATAGTTATCATATATCGCAAGAACAGGTTCTTTGACCATGAACAAATCAAGGAACAAATTGAGGAACACTTTTAAGGAGGTTTATTATGTTAGAATTAATAACAATGGCTGCAGTAAGTCTTGGGGCCGGATACATTATAGATGATTATTTAAGTAGAAGAAATTGGATTGCAATTTTTAAAAGCACTGGATTGAAAATAGAAGATAAGTATCCGGAACTTAAAAAAACAGAAAAAAACAAAATAGGTAAAAGGTATTTATTCAAGGTTCCATATGGTTTATGTTTATCAGATTTTGAAAGACGCAAAGAGGAATTAGAGATGGCTTTACATGAGCCATTAAAATGCGATTTAACGCATGATTATAGTATAGCTATCCAAATATACCACCTAGCATATAAAAAGATTTACAAACTCATAAATAACTTGCTAAAGACTAATGATTTAGTATTTAATGTAGGTATAACTCTGACGACAGAGGGTGAGGAAGTAGTTGCATTAGAATTTAGCAGATCTAATAGTCACATGCTTGTTTGTGGAGGTACTGGCAAAGGCAAGACAGCTTTTATGCAGAACTTAATAGCACAAGCAATGCTAAAAAGAAACCTGGAAGTATATATATGCGACTTGAAGGCTACAGGATCATATAACGCATTTAAGAATTGCTTCAACCTGAAAGAACTTGTTAAAAATGACATTGATACAGTGAGGATATTAAATAAGATCCTCAACATTATGAAGCAACGCTATAAGAAACTAGATGAACACAATTTAAATGATGCAGGTGAATATAACGAGAAATTCACAAAAGAAAAAATGAATAGAATCATACTCGTTGTTGAAGAGTTTGTAATTCTAAGTAAAAATAAAAAGGTCATAGACTTACTTAATATACTATTAGCTCAGGCATCCGGAGCAGGCATTCATATATTTTTAACAGTGCAGCGTCCAGACGCAAAGACTTTAGATACCAGATTGAAGAACAACCTATCTTACACAGTAGCATTCAAAGCGAAGAACTCAAGCAGTTCAGAAACCTATCTTGATAAAGGCGATTATAGAGCAGCCACCGACTTACGCAAACCAGGTGAAGCAATTCTAGTAAAAGATGATGAAGACATCTATTTCAAATCTTATTATTCCACTAATGAAGAAATTTTAGAAATGGTTAGAAAGACATATGTAATAAAGAAACCACCTGAAAGCAATGTTATTGAATTGCCACCAGCAGAACCGCCAAAGGTATTTATGAAACAAGAACAAAAATCTGATGAAGAACTGGATGATGATGTACTATGACAGATCGTGATTTAATGATAGTTGATTTTGTGGAGAGATGTCCCTGCAGTTCTGCGACCATTCATAAATTATTCTTTAAAGGTAAGACAATGCGAATGGCAAACAAGAGGTTACATAAACTATTTGATTATGGTTACATAAACAGGACTAGAATTTCAACATGGGAGAACTATACTTACTATCTAAATAGAAAGCCGGCACAGCTCATCCACTCTGATTGTATTGCAAAGTCCTATTTATGGCTATTAGAAAAAGGTTATATAATTCATAGCTATGAAATACAAAAGCAATATAACAAAGTACGGCCAGACTTATCAGCTGATATTGAAAAGAATGGTAAAAGAGGAATGGTTGCAATTGAAGTTGAACTATCCAATAATGATATTAAAAAGAAAATAAAGCAATATGAAGAACAGGATCTATTTAAGAGTTTAATATTGGTTAGTAATTGTATAAGGACCAGTGAGATTTTAAAAATTACAAATGTTAAATTGAAAGAGCTGCCATGAGACAGCTCTAAGTTTTTTCAAGGGCAAATCTGGGGCAAACTTATATAAAAAAAATGAATAGTTTAAAAACGACTATTAATAAAATAGCCGTTTTTTGTTCTCTTTTTTCGTAATTTTCATATTATATACAATAGATACTTTGTAATAGGAAATGTGATACATTACGGAAAGTATTGAATTTTCAACATTATTTAGATTGGTTTTTTGGATATGGGCAAATCTGGGGCAAATATTATAATTTTTTGATATATTTTTCAAAATTATATGTTGCTTTTTGTTGTTCTTCTTCGATGCCATGGGTATAGTTTTTTAACACTGTTTCAATGGTGTCTCCAAGAGTTCTAGCAACAGCGACAATATTTATTCCAGAATTAATAGCCATTGTTGCATATAAATGTCTAAGGTCGTGGAATCGAATTTGAGGAAGATTATTGTCTTTTAAAAGTTTACGAAACTTTTCCGTTATATAATCTCTATCATAGGTTTTATTATTCTTTTGATTATAGAATAAAATATCTTCTGTTGATTTTATTTTCATAGATTCTATATATTGTTTTATTATGACTAATAAAAAATCAGGAACGTATATTTTTCGTACTGAATTTTCTGTTTTGGTGTCTATAGTTTGTCTTTTTAGTTTTCCATCTATATATACTCTTCCATACTGTTTATTTACATTAATAGTCTTCTCTTCAAAATCAATATCTGATATGCTTAATCCTAAAATTTCACCTTGTCTCATTCCTGTATACAAAGCAATTGAGTATATAGTCTTGTATAAAATGGGTTGATTATTTATAATTTGTATCAACTTATTGATTTCGGTATTAGATAATAATTCTCTATAGTTGGTTCTTTTCACTTTTGGTAGTTTTATTCCCTTGCAAGGATTCGCACTTAATATATCCCATTGTACTGCCTTATTAAATATCTTATTGGCTTGTGCATATAAAACTGATATCGTTGAAGGTTTTAGTGTTTTTGCTTTTTCATTAATTATTTTTTGAATGTGCAATGGCTTTATGCTAGATATTTTCATGTCTCCAAAAGGTTCAAGTAGATGATTGTTCACTAAAGTTACATAGATAGCTTCAGTATTCGCCTTCAAGTTAGGCTTGATGTATTCATCAAGAACTAACTGTGCAAGCTCTGAAAATTTCATGTTTTCATTATATCCAATCTTACCACGCATAACATCAACTTCAAACTTTTTATGTTCTTGTTCAGCTTCTCTTTCTGAACCGTAAAAATTCATAGAATAATTAATGCCATCTTTACGGACTCTGAATCTCCACTTATTTTCTCCTCTATTTTCAATACTCATTTATTACCTCCTTTTAAGGTATAAAAAATAATCCTTGCATGCACAAAGGATTATACAGTATAATATAGCTGTTCGAATGCATAAGCCCTTTGTGGCAAGTGTATCTTAATAGTACCTGGTGCGGTAACACTGGGTGCTATTTTTTTAATTTACATAATGGATTTTGCTCTTTCAATTAATGCTGAAGACAATTTATAAATATCATCAACTGTATCTATTGGATATTTAATACCTTCTTTAGATTCGTTTGGAATAACTATATAATTACCGCTTTCTCTAAAACAAATTCTGCAAAGCCAACGAGTAACCTTATTATCTATTAATATCCCAAAATAAGATTGAGTATCTTTGTAAAACAGTCTTGACGGACTAATTATTTCTCTTAGAATAGATTTAACTATATAAAAAGATTCAAGTTCATCATGTGTGGTGATTATTTTATTTATATTAGCTTCATCAGTCTCAAGCGTTTCCTCAGCTGAATCTGGTACAATTTCTTCATTTTCAGAAGCATCACTTTTTAAAGCGGTTTGTATTTTATCATTAACTAAATCATTAATATAATCAATCAGTGATTTCTTTAATATAGGCTTATACCTATCAACAATATTTTGTG